CAACAATAGCAGATTATCTTAATCGGGATGACCTGACTTCTGTTATTCCAACTTTTATTACCATTGCAGAAGCTAAATTTAATCGTAAGTTGCGTGTGCGACAAATGGTTAAACGTGCCAATGGTCAGATTGAAACTGCATTCTTTGCCTACCCATCTGATTGGCTAGAGGCCAAAGAGTTTCAATTAAACACCAATCCTATAACAAGGCTTAAGTTTGTTACTGAAGCTCAAGGGGATGAATTAAAGGCCACTAGATATACTACTGTTGGAACGCCAGCTTATTACACAATTACTGGCTCTCAGTTAGAATTTATTCCTACTCCAGATACAACATATAGCGCAGAACTTACATATTATGCTAAGATTCCTGCGTTGAGTGATTCAAACACAAGCAACTGGCTTTTAGCTTATGCCCCAGACTTGTACCTATATGGTGCGCTAATGGAAGCCACACCATATTTGAAAGACGATGAACGTCTACCAGTATGGAGTCAGATGTATATCAACTCCTTGGGCGACATTGAGGTAGCAGATGAAAGGGCGTCTGTTTCTTCAACTCCACTTGTTCGTGCCCGTACTTTGGGGTAATAAATGTCATCTTTTACAGACTACACAGAAAATCTTGCACTTACGTACTTGTTTAATACAGGTGCTGTTACTCGTCCTACAGCATGGTTTGTAGGATTATTTACTGCTGCTCCTAGTGATACTGGTGGTGGCACAGAAGTAACTGGTAATGGTTATGCCCGTGTATCTGCTGGAACAATTTCTGGTAGCGGTACTGCAACAACTTTCACTAACGCTGCCGCAATTGAGTTTGCCGCTGCCTCTGGTGGTAATTGGGGAACAATTGGTTGGGCAGGTATTTTTACTGCTTCAACAGGTGGAACTTTGCTTGCTTGGGCGCCATTGACTACTTCTAAAGCAATCAATGATGGTGATATTTTCCGCATTCCTGCAAGCAGTTTGACAATTACATTGAGCTGATATGGCTGCTTACGGGCGTGGCGATTATGGTGCGGGTGCGTACTCCTTTGGAGCGTACTTAGGTGCGCTTGCCATTGTCTCTGCGTCTACTGTAGCCGTAAGCGGAGATAAGATAAAAGATGCTCAGTTTGAGATAAGCTCAACTAGCACAGTATCTATAAGTGCATTAAAGATTGCAAATGCATCACTTGATATTGTTGATACTACTGGAATAACAATTTCAGGCGGATTAGATGCTGTTGGCAATGTAGATATTGTTGCAACAAGTATTTTAGATATTCAATATAACCGAGTTGTGCGTTTTGAGGCAGTAATTAATGATACTTCTAGCGTTGTAATTAATGCTAGAAAGAAATGGGAAACGGAAGCAGATGTGTCCGAAACATGGACTCCAATTGAAGATGTTTCAGAGTCTTGGACAACAGTTTCAGTTTAAATAAGTCTTTTAGGGGTAAAACATGGCAGATACAACCACCACAAATCTAAGCTTAACAAAGCCAGAAGTTGGCGCATCAACAGACACATGGGGTACTAAGATCAATACAGACTTAGACACTATTGATGCTTTGTTTGATACAGGACCATTGCTTAAAGTAACTAAGGGTGGAACTGGTGTTGGAACTAGTACGGGTTCTGGTAACAATGTATTGTCTACTAGCCCTACTCTTGTTACACCAATTCTTGGTACGCCTACAAGTGCCACTTTAACCAATGCTACTGGTCTTCCTTTAACTACAGGCGTAACTGGCACTTTGCCCGTAGCGAATGGAGGCACAGGAATTACTTCTTTTGGAACTGGTGTAGCTACTTGGTTAGGTACGCCATCAAGTGCTAATTTAATATCTGCTGTAACAGATGAAACTGGATCTGGCTCTTTGGTGTTTGGCACGACACCAACAATAACAACTGCTGCTCTGACAAACCCAACTGTTACCAACTATGTAGAGACTCCATTCTCTGCTAACAGTTCAACAGCCATCACTATTGCTTTGACAAACGGCACAGTTCAAATCATTACCCTGACAGGCAATGCAACTATAACTATGCCAACGGCAACAAGTGGCAAGTCTTTCATCATGCTCTTGAAGCAAGATGCTACAGGCTCACGCACAGTCACTTGGTCAACAGTTAAGTGGCCTGGTGGTACAAACCCCACAATCACAGCTACTGCAAGCAGACAAGATATTTATTCATTCTTTGCTGATGGCACAAACTGGTATGGAACAACTGTTGGTCAGAACTACACACCATAAGGACTGATAAATGTTTGCAGCATCTAAAACAGCATCAGTTGCTGGCGGTCCAGACGCACAATTCAACTACGTCACCATGCTTTTACATGGCGATGGGACTAATGGCGCTCAAAACAACTCATTTTTAGACAGTAGTACAAACAACTTTAGTATTACCCGCAATGGCAATACAACCCAAGGTTCTTTCTCGCCTTATGGGTCTAATTGGTCTAACTATTTTGATGGAACTGGTGATTATTTAAATACAGCAAACTCAAGCGCATTTGCATTTGGGACAGGAGACTTCACAGTCGAATGCTTTATCAACACGAGTAGCAACAATGTTGGTCTTGCTGAAGTTGATGGTGGCAGTACTGGTTACTGGATGTGGCACATCAACAATGGAACAATGTCTTGGCAGAACACCCGTGGTGGTGCTAATCTATTCCTAATTACTGGTGCGGGTGCGGTGTGTGATGGCGCATGGCATCACCTTGCTATTGTTCGCAATTCTAGCGTCACTAAAGCCTATTGGGATGGCGTTGAGAAGGCTTCTGCTTCTGATACCACTAATTACAGCGGTACAGCGGGAAACCTAAATGTTGCCTTTGAATCTGCTGCTGGGAAAATCCTAAACGGCTATATGTCAAACTTTAGGATTGTCAAAGGAACAGCAGTCTATACAGCAGCCTTTACGCCTCCAACAACTGCATTAACAGCAATCACAAATACATCTTTGTTGACTTGCAAAAGCAATCGTTTTGTTGACACTAGCGCAAGCCCTGTAACTCTTACAGTAAACGGCAACCCAAGCGTTCAACGCTTTAACCCATTTGGCGCTTCTGCCACCTACTCCACAAGCGTGATTGGTGGATCAGGGTACTTTGATGGTACGGGTGATTGGTTGAATACGCCTGGCAGTACTGATTGGAATTTGGGTAGTAACAACTTCACCATAGAATCATGGGTTTATCCAACAGCATCACCCGCCCAGCCAATGATTATTGGGCAATGGACAAGTTCTTATGCTTGGACTATGCAGTTGTCTAATGATGGCAATAGGTACTTACGGGCTTTGCTATACAACGGATCATTTAATGACTATGTAAGTTCAACTTCTTTGCAGCTAAACGCATGGAATCATTGTGCGTTTGTTAGAGAAAGCAACACAGTTAGTTTGTATTTAAATGGTGCAAGAGTTTACACAACAACATTTACAGGAAGTGTCTCAAACTCAACTTCTGCTGTATCTGTTGGTGGAGATAATTCTGGTGGTCAACCATTGCAAGGCTATATTACAAATAGCCGTGTGGTCAATGGGACTGCTTTGTATTCTGGAACTACTTACACAGTACCAACTGCACCATTAAGCGCAGTAACAAATACAAAACTGTTGCTCAACATGACCAATGGCGCAATCTTTGACAACGCCATGATGAATGATTTAGAAACTGTGGGGAATGCACAGATTTCTACAAGTGTTAAGAAGTATGGAACAGGGTCTTTGGCGTTTGATGGTACTGGTGACTATCTTCAAGCACCAGACTCGCCAGTTTTTAATTTAGGAAGCGGAAACTGGACAATAGAATCTTGGATTTACCTTAACAGCGCAAAAAACTACAATGGTTTTTATGGCAAAAGACAAGCAGGTCAGTTTGGTTTGGCATTACAAATCGACAGTAGTGGTGTGTTATCTATATCCGCATCCATAACTGGTTCTAGTTGGGCTTTAGGTGGCGCATCATTGGGTAGTGGTTACACAACTGGCGCATGGATGCACGTTGCTGTAACTCGTTCTGGAACAACCATTACAGGATGGCTCAACGGCTCAAGCACAGGAACACAAACACTTACTGGTGCTATTTTCCCATCTATTGGTTATCCAGCGGTAATAGGTTCAGCATTTGATACTGGAAGCGCACAGGATTTAAATGGCTACATGGATGATTTTCGCCTCACCAATGGCTTCTGCCGATACACAACGACATTCACGCCTCCAACATCAGCACTCTCAGATACAGGCCCATATTAAGGAACTATCATGCAAATTGCAATCTTAACTAGCCCCATGACAGTAGGCGATTATCGTGAACTGTTTAGCAATACATCATTTCCCTCAAGTGGCCCAAGTGATGAATTCTTAACTGCCAACAATGCCAAGAAGGTCAATGCCTTTAAAGCACATGACAGACTAACTCAGAAGTTGGTTTCATGCTCTGCCTATGACGATGGTGAGTTTGTTTCTGTTGTTCAAGTGGCTGACATGAGTGCTGAAGAAATCCAAGCAGCCAAGGATTCTGCAATGTCTCAACTGAGAGCCACACGCAATGCTTTATTGCTTGCTTGTGATTGGACTCAGATTGCTGATTGCACCATTCCTAAGAAGACTGAGTGGGCAACATACCGCCAGACATTGCGTGATTTCCCTGCAACTGTTTCTGATGCAAGATCGACTGTTATATGGCCTCATAACCCTGATTGGGTTGAAATGCCATGAGCGATGTAAGCCATGAGCAAATCTATGAGCGTCTATTAGCTGTTGAAGCAAAGGTAGATGAGATAGATAAGAACACAAAAGACCTTGTTGAAGCTATTGATGCTGCTAAAGGTGCTGTTAAGGTTCTTAACTGGATAGCATCTATTGCACAGCCAGTTTTGTGGATTGGCGGTTTAATCATTGCTGCGGGTGCAGTTTGGCAGACATGGCTTAAAAAGTAATGGCTAATGTAAAACAACAATTAGATATTCCTGCTATACCTTCTTTGGGTACATCAGGAATTGTCTATTCTCAAAGTCTCCAGAATCAAAACAATGGACTTTTGAGGTTGTTTTTTACTAAGTTGGTTAATTCAATACAGTCTGTTATTGGGCCAAGGGGTGGTAAGTACCTGAATAACCCTTATGGTGCTTTTCAAGATGGCACAGATCAGATCGCTGCCAACACAACTACTGCTTATCCTATAACTTTTGATACAACTGATTTCGCAAATGGAGTCACTTTATCAAACAGTTCAAGACTTAATGTTACAGACTCAGGAATTTATAACATTCAGTTTTCTCTCCAATTAGTAAATACAACCAATAATTCTCAAGATATAGACATTTGGTTTAGAAAAAATGGCACAAATATAGACAAATCTAACAGTAGATATGGGTTAGCTCCAAGAAAATCCGCAGGAGATCCATTTCATACTATTTGTGCTTTAAATTTCTTTGTTGATTTAAATGCAAATGATTATGTTCAGATTGTCTGGAGAACAAGTGACGTTGGGGCATATATTGAACATTACGTTGCTAGTTCAACACCAACTAGACCATCAATTCCATCTGTAATTGCTACAATGAACTTTGTCTCCAACCTACCTAGGGACTAGAATACAGATATGGCTTATATTCCACTACAAATTCCTCCAGGCGTATACAAAAACGGGACTGAATATCAGTCTAAAGGCCGTTGGAATAGCGCAAATTTAGTGCGTTGGTACGAAAACACTATCCGTCCAGTAGGTGGATGG